AGATTGTGTATGTCCCTTAACCAGGTTTTACTACGGTTCTTTTCATGAGCGACCCAGTCATCAAATACATCAGATAAGAACACTGGTTTTTGTCCCAGGTGAACTTCCTTAACTGGTGCGATACCATTCTGTAGATTATAGACTAGGTTATTAGCATCGTTATATCTGGCTCTAATCTGGCCATTTGTATTTACCCTGGTATTACCTAGGCTAATCCTAAAACGCTTACCCTGGTGGACATAACGGTAGTAATAAGATAGATAACCGTTACGCTTAACAGTGGCTAGGTTAGGTAGATTTATTTTAGTCATTACTGGTCCTCCCATGGGTTACCCCATTCTGGTCTTTCTTCCCAATATTCTTCAATCTCTTTATGCCAGTCGTTAGTCTCTCCGATAGGGTCATTGATTAACTTGGCCAGGTATGTTACCCAGGACTTATTGCTTAGAATGCAGTTGTCTAAATCAATCTCAAAATACTTGATTAGATGTTCCTCGGTAACCTTCTTGGAGTAATCTAATTCCTCACATGATGAGCATTCTATATCAGCCACATCACCACCATTTGCTATGGTACTGATTCCTTCGTCACTGTAACCCTGGCTTTTTAAGAATCTTGCAAATTCGATATTCTCTGCCTCGCAAGTATCTTCATATTCTATGTTTAAATCCACTCTATCAGATATGCAATTATCTACATCTGTTATAGAATGAATATCTCCATTCACAAAGCCGAAAACTGGAGCCTCCTGGTCCAAATCTCTTAGCTTTCTAATTAGGTCTTTAACTTTCATTTTGTCGTTTTCCTTTATGTTAATTTTAGTTTCCATAGACCCTAGGGTTTCGGCCCAGGAACTACCTGGGCCATCATCAGTATGGGATTATCTGGTCTTAAAAAACTCGTGACCAAACTCTCTTTTTCTATCCAGGATGCGAGACTTTAATTCTGCTACCTCTTTTTCCAGGAAATCAACATCCCTTCTAGCCTCTGCTACATCATTTGGATGATGCTGTTTATAGTTATTGCACTGAGACTTCTTTATCTCGTGTTTTTCGTGTTCTGAGCGAGGTTCATCAGCTATGCCAACATAGACCACATCTTTGATGTAACTCTGGGTATATGGGCCATCCTTGTAAGTACCATCAACTTCAAAAATAATCTTAGGATTTCTAAGGTCATTTTTACCCCAGTGTAAATGGTCGGTTCTGTACCAGATGCGAAAGTTTATTTTCTCGCCATGGTCATCAAAAACCATCTTTTTAATAGCCTCTTCTAATTCTCTGAGGTAAGCCTTGATAACATCATCATGTTTCTTCTTTAAATCACCGTTAACCTTCACATCCCAGTTATCCTGGACATAATCATAGGCTATGTCATTTATGATTGATTTACAAGCACTGTTGACTGCATTAACGGTCCAGATTCGTCTTAACTGGGTTAATGATAATCCATTGTCGTTAACTGACTGAACTTCCTTATTCAGTTCAGCCACATGATGGTCAATCTCTTTCTGTACTTCAGCAGTCTTGATGATTTTGGTCTGGTTCAGTTTATATCCTTCTGAATCTCTCCAGGTACAATCTCTTTCATCTTCGACTGTTTCCCTATCGAAATCACCGAATTCTACGCCCCAAAGACCAGTTTCCTTGCTTTGGATTAGTAAAGTGTAATATGGGTATTTTGTTGTGTTGTTCATGTCGTTATCCTTTATGATTTGGCTAGGTTTAGTGAAGAACCTTTTAACGCTGAATTAGCCAGTTCAGTGACGGTTCCTTTTGGATTCATTGTATGTCCAATTCTCTTTTCTAAATCAGCTATCTTGTAAAATGCTTTTGGGTTATTTCTTCGGATAGCTTGTAATTCTTTTGGAGTGTTAAAAATGCATACCTGGCAACTAAATCTGGGTAGATAGTTGTAAACTGGATGCAGTGGAATATCTCTCTCAGCTAGGTATGACTTGACCTCTTCCTCGGTCCAATCGAAGATAGGAAACCAGTCATATACTGTACGCTTTGAGTTACTGAGAGACTTGTTCCTCTTGAGAGGGTTTTGCTTTGCCCTGGAATGGCTTTCCTCGGCCCTAATACCTATTGCCTGGACCACTCTGGACCCACAATTATTTCTTATCCACTTATGAATAGGACCACGCTTTAAATCTGATGTACACTGACGATATTTTGCACTAGGAAACATTCCCCTGGACTCAACCATGGATAGATAATTTTTGGTATCTGATTTGACGATGTTTACTGTCTGTCCAAATCTGGATGCTATCTCCTGGACCCAAGTCTCGACATCGTCATGTTCCCATCCAGTATCTGCAAAGATAATATGTTTCTTTACATCTGGATATGTCTCGCAAATATATGCTAGTAAAGCACAAGAATCTTTCCCCCCACTGAAGGAAATTGCTAGTTCTAAAGTATGTTTTTTTGTGTTCATTTCGTTGTCCTTATGTGATGTCGTTACCCTAATGTAGCACTGTAGCACATAGTATGCAAATAAAAAGTGAATAAATAGTACATATAGGTTGTAGAATGGTACACCTATATATATACTCAGAGAAATTTAACAGGGTAAAAACAGATAAGATATGAGTAAGAATGGACAATGGTTAAAGGGTGTATCTGGCAATCCTAAAGGGAGGCCTAAGACATCAGTTAAGGACCTGGTACGACTACATCCCCAGAGGAATGAACTGGTTCAGAAGTTATTTGATGTGGCAATGAATGATACTGATAAACGACAAGTATCTGCCTGGAGAATCCTACTCCCCAAGATGGTACCAGACCTTAAAGCAATGCAGATGGAAGTAGAACAGAAACAGATAACTGGAGTGATTGTGCTACCAGAGAAAGTTGCCCTGGACCCTCCCAAAGTAAGTACCATCGGACAGAGTGAGAGCGAAACTTTTCTACCTGGTGACCCTGGTGATGCTGTCCCTGGTACCGATGTCCAGGATGGCCACCAGATGGCCACAAATAAGACTGGTACCGAGGAGAACGACACGCTTACAGAGCGAGTTGATGAGGAAGAATGAGAATTCGAATCGCTAATAATATTGTGTCGCAAACCTTTAATTATTGCGAGGGGGGCATCCCATTAGTCGGGTCCCATCTGTCGGTATATCATCGTTACGCTCAAACAATATGAATAAAACTTTTTAGTATGTTCGATAACTGCCCTAAAAGGAATAATAAATGCTGTCCATTCGCTACTACTACAAATGATAAAAAAGATACTTATTGTGGGTTGGTAAGTGGTATAGATGCCAGGGTGTCTAATCTTCCCAAATGCTGGAAGGATATGACAAAGTACGAACAATCTAAAGTAAAGAAAGGGACATACTGGGGGGTTAGATGACTTTAACAGAGAAACAAGCTAAAGCTATTTATGAACTGTATACTACAATGAATCATAATAATAGCTATATAACAAATTTAGTTGCTATAGGAGACAATAAAGAGGCTGAGTGTTTAGCCAGGGCCATAGATAAGGTCGCACATATAGCAAAGATAGAAGATTATTCACCTATGCACTTTACCTGGAGTAAGAAGGTTAAAGAGGCATCCCAATTAGAAAACTGGGTTAAAAATATATAATGCAAACTCACTGGGAGCCACATCCAAGACAAGCATTTGCTTTAGCTAGACAAGAATTTGAAATAGCATTTGGCGGCTCTAGGGGGGGCGGAAAATCTTCATGTCTAATGGCCTGGATGGTAGACCCACATTATATTAATAATCCAGAATTCAGAGGCCTTATTATTCGTAGGAACTATGATGATTTAAGAGATTATATAGATAGGGCAACACAGATGTATAAATATCTAGATGTTGATGTAGTAGGTAATCCAGCTGAGTTTAGATTCCCTACTGGTGCTATTATAAGAACTGGTCACTTAATGGATAAACAAGCATACCAGAAATACCAGGGTCATGAATACCAAAAAATGGGTATAGAAGAGGCTACATTGATTGGTGATGAAGAGGATTACTTAAAGTTAATTAGTAGCTGTAGAAGTACCATAGGATTAAAGCCTCAGATATTCCTTACTTGTAATCCTGGAGGACCAGGACATAATTGGTTTAAAAAGAGATTTGTAGATAATCCCAGGGAGAAAACCTTCTATGACCCAGTGACAAATAGGACCAGGATATTTATTCCCAGTAAGATACATGATAACCCTACTCTTATGGAAGAGGACCCTGGATATATGGAAATGTTAAAAGGATTACCAGATGAATTAAGAAGGGCCTGGTTAGATGGGGATTGGGATGTATACTATGGACAGTATTTTGCATCCTGGAGATATGATGTTCATGTTTGTGAACCGTTTAGGATTCCTAGCCACTGGTATCGGTATAGAGGAATTGATTATGGATTTAAATCAGATTTCGCTTGTGTCTGGATGGCTGTATCCCCCAAAAAAGATGTTTATCTATATAGAGACTACTCAGTACCAGAATTAGAATTAACTGGCCATATAGATGCCATTAATGCCCTTAGTGAGGGAGAAAATTATAATGCAACGCTAGGTGACCCTAGTATGTGGATTCGTAACCCCCAGAATTTAAATCGTTCAGATACGACAGCTGGGTCCCATATGGCAATCGCAGATATATTAAGAAAAGGTGGAATAAATTGCATAAAAGCTAATAATAATAGGCTTAGTGGTTGGAATCTGTTGCGAGAGTATTTAAAGTGGGATGATGAAAATAAACCTAGACTCCATGTATTCAAAACTTGTCACAAGTTCATCGAAACTGTACCCATGTTGGTACATGACCTTCGTAGACCAGAAGACTTGGATACCAAAGGGCCAGACCATCAAGCCGATGCCGCAAGATACTGTCTTATGCACATTGGTAATCCAGAACAAGAAGAAGAAAAGCCATGGATAATGAAACTGATGCAGAAGTTCGAAGCGAACAAAGCGGAAGTCCCAGGCCTAAGAGGGTAGTTGAAAGATTTGATTTTGATACTGGACAATGGCATAGGATAGAACTTGAAGTAAATGATGAGATATTTGAAATGGAAGAAGATGTTCAAGTTGCATACTTGGATATTATTGCTACCATAGGGGATATGTTAAGTAACTCAGAGGATTTTAAAGACAAATGGATAAGAAACCAGAAACCGAACAACAATTAGTAACAAGAATTCATGCCATGATGGATATGGCAAAAAAGGCTAGAGAGAAGACTTCAGCGGTATGGAGAGAATCTGAAAAGCTATATATGGGTGAACACTGGTCTGGAATGAATATGCCAGAATTTAAAAACCAGTTAACCCTGGATATGATTGCAAATGTAATAGATACCCAAATTCCTATTATGTCTTCTAAGCCTCCAAAGATTGATGTTATCCCAGTAGGGTCCACCGATGAATCAAAATACATTGCAAATACATTACAAGCACAAATTGACGATTTATGGTACATGAGGGATATGGCAACATTAGTTCCAGAGTGGCTAACAGATTATTTGGTTTATGGTACTGGCATTGTCAAACTCAACTGGAATACTTATGATGACCTCCCAGATTGTGACATGGTGGACCCTTTCTCATTTTATATAAATCCTAGTGCTACAAAGCTAGAAAATGCACAATGGATAATTCATATGGCTCCTAGACCACTATATGAAATAAAAGAAATGTTTCCAGATAAAGGACATCTTATAAAAGCAGATGGTAGGATGGGTGAATACGAGGCATTAAAAATTACCGATGTTCAACAAGGTGATAAGAATCTTACCCAGGTTACTGATAGCCAGGGGAAAAACACACAATATTTCGAAGGCAAAACTGAGGCCATGCAAAACTTGGAAGAACGAGCCTTACTGGTTGAAGTGTATATGAGGGATGGAAGTCTTGACTATACAGAACTAGATGACAAAGAGATGGCAAATGGTAAAAAGGTTGGCAAACCAAAATATCCAGGAGGGATTCGAAAGATTTGCATGGCTAACGATGTCATACTTTACGATGGTCCTTCTAGATATCAGTTCCTGGATAAGATGAATAGATGTCCTTACCCTTTCCCTTTTGTTGTAATGAAGAATGGTGGTTCAGCACATTCATTTTGGGGTAAGCCAGAACCGAAAAGATTAAAAAGTTTAAACCTAGCATTAGATAGAATAGCCTCTCAAGTAATGGATAACATTCACTTAATGGCTAATCCTATGTGGACCGTAGATGAAACAGCCGATGTTGCGGACCAAATAAATAACAAACCAGGTTCTATTATTAGAAAAAGAGGACCAGGGGCGGTACAAATGGTCCAACCAGCTAGTATGCCTGGATATGTATTCAATTTCTATACTTTAATGGTGGATATGTTTGAAACTGTATCTGGTGTTACTAAGGCTACTATGGGAAAACAAGAACCTAATGTTACTAGTGGTGTCCAGGCACAAGTCTATAGAAGTGCGGCAACAAACAAAATAGATTTTAAAGCTAGACAGCTAGATGCCGCTATGCAGATACTAGGCCAGATGTGGATAGCTATGATTAAAAACATGGGTACTGAGATGCATTCTCTAGCCATGAAAGATGCACAAGGCAATGAGGCTGAAGTTAAATACATAGGAATGGAATTTAATGAGGTCGATACTATGGTAAGGGCCAGAGTTGGTTCAATGTTACCAGATAATAGGGCCTACATCGAAGAAAAGATATTATCACTAGCACAAGCTGGACTTATCCAGGACCCAGAATATGTATTAGAAAATATGCAGTTACCTGGGGTGGAAAGATTAGTAAGGCAAATGAGGGACCAAAAAGAACAGCAAGGTGCTGGTCCAGAACAATTTGAAGGAATGTCTGAAGATGAGATATTTAAAGAACTTCAGAATAATCCGCAATTAATGCAGAATATGCCAGGAGTGGAATAGTGAATCCAGATAATTAATAAAAAAGTCGATTTTTCTCAATATTTATAGCCTATAAGTATTGTAACAATCTGCAATTGAAGTAAAGATTTAACTAACCATAGGAGAATATATGTCAGACGAAATACTTACTAGTTATAGTGGTGTTAAGTTGTCCCAGGATGAGGTTAACTCATTGACTGAGAATGACGACACTCTTGTGGAGCAAAAAATTGAGGGTGACGAACAGACCCAAGAGCCAGAAGTCCAAGTGGAAACGGACCAATCCGAGCAAGTAGAAACTGTCGAACAAAAGACTACAGACTCATTTGAGTTGGATGGTAAAGAATATGAAGTAGATACACTGAAAGATGCGATTAAAGCATTCGAAAATAAAACAGAGTGGCAGAAGACCAATACAGAGAAGGCTCAAGAACTGTCAGCTGAAAGGAAAACTTTAGAGGCTGAACAGAAGAAATGGAGCGAACTACGAAATAATGAAGATGCTATGGCCGCTTTAAAGGATGTTTTAGACGAAGACCACCCTATTTTTAATGAAGATGTAGTAGTAGCGGAAGAAGAACCTACCCAGGACACGAAGGAGAATTTAAAACTCCAGGAGTTGGAAGAAAGGTTAAACGAGTTAACTAAGGCTAAAGAGCAAGAATTGTTGGACATTCAAGCCGACCAACAAGTTCATGCCGACCTTACTAAACTCAAGCAAGAACATCCAGAACTTGATAACCAGGAATTTATGGACCAAGTCATTAAGACAGCAGTTGATAAAGGCTTTACTGGTTATAATGGTTTAGAAGATGCATATGCTTTAACACTTCATTCATCAGCTGAAGACAGTGCTTTTAAAACCGCAGTGAATCGAGCAAGAAATGCAAAGGCAATGAAAAGCGTACCAGAGACAGAAGGTGCAGTTAAAGGAATCCATGAGGAGCCTACAACAGTACCTAAAAGTTATAAGGAAGCCTCTGCCGATGCATTAAAGAACTATAATTTCTATGAATAATAGAATCTAGCAGTAAATAAGGAATGAAAAATGGCAATATCTATTGACAGTTTAACAGCTGTAACAAAAGACAAATTCATCCCAGTATTGGTAGACAACATATTTAATAGCAATATCTTGACTCACAAAATGTTAGGGCAATCTGAACCAGTAGCATCTGGTAATAAAGTGCTACAGCCAATTGAGTATGGCAAAACTGGTGATGTTTCTTTCTATGAAGGCTATGATACTATCACAGCTACAAAGCAAGAAGTTTTCACTGATGCCGCTTACGATTGGGTTCAGCTTAGAGCCTCTATCATTTATAGTGGAAGAGAACAAGCGTTAAATAGTGGTTCTGAAAGAGTCGTTGATTTGATTTCTGCAAAGGTTAAGAATGCAGAAAAAGCAATGAAAGATGCTTTTGGTAATCAGTTGTATTCCGATAACGATGGGGTATCAGTAACTGGTGCGAATGCAGACAATAAATTATCTATTAAAGGATTTATTGGTTTGGACCATATTGTTGCGAAAACTAGGTCACTTGGTGGAATTGAATCTGAGGCAGATGCAAACCTATGGTGGAATGCTCAGACAAAAGCAGTGACTGGTTCTCCAACTTACTCAACAATGGCGGCTGGTCAAATCCAGGATGTCATTCGTGAGATGTATGGAATGTGTTCAATAGACAACGATAAGCCAGATTTAATCGTATGCCCTCAAGTTATCTTTGATGCATATGAAGAATCACTATCAGCACAAAAGCGTTTCGGTGCATCCGATAAGGCTTTAGCTGATGCTGGTTTCACAAATCTACTTTATCGTGGTACTCCAGTAGTGGTTGATGACCATTGTCCAGCTGGTAAGATGTTCTTCTTAAATACTAAGTATTTAAAATTTAGACATCATGCATCTAGAAACTTCGCTTTCGATGGTTTCCAGAAGCCAGTAAACCAAGATGCGGCAGTTGCCCACATCTATTGGTTAGGTGCTTTGGTTTGTAGTAATCCTAGAATGCTTGGAAAAGTATCTGGTTTACCAACAGCTTATTAATAGTTGTTAACTAAGTAGTATAAAGGCCCCTTCCTTTTTAGGGGCCTTTATCCGATAGAGGAAATATGACAGCATCAGAAATGTTAACATTACTGGGCCTCAGATTAGAAGATGTAGGCGAAAGTAACTTTACAGCGGCAATGAAATACAGTGCATTAAATGTAGCACAGAGAACTGCCGCTAATTTTTTAAATGAGGCATACCTTACTGAATTAGAATTTAAAGATATGGTTTCCATGTCTGGTAATGCTGGTATGATATCCCTCACTGGTGATGGCACCTTTGGAACTACAACAAATAAAAGTACGAAGAAAGTTATTCGTAATAGTATTCGCAATGTCCAGGTAGTAATTGGAGGTGAATATAAATATTCAATTCATGTTCCTTTTAATGATGTTAAAAAATTAGAGAATATGTATTTAGGTGCTGATAATGAAAATCCAGTATTCTGGGTTTTTGGTAATAATGTCACCTTTAGACCTACATCTGGAGTAACTACAGTAGTATTATATTATTTAATGGAGCCAGAAACAATTGATGCGAGTAATGATTGTCAGCTGAATTCTAGCTTACATGATTTAGTTGTGGACCTAGCAGAATCAGAACTATGGAGAATGGATAATAGGACCAACCGTAGTAGTGCCGCTAGGACCAGTGCAATGGACCAAATTAAAATGTTGAATTCTAGATTTGAATCAGAGGGACCAAATGAATTGGGATAAATTAGTTCAGAGAGCATTAGTTCCATTTGAAGGTAGACCAGGACAATTAGATAAAAGGGTCGGCCTATATATGGATGAGGCCCAGGAAGATTTCGCATTACATACTAAATGTTTTGTAAAGAAAGTAAATATATACATTGTTAAAGATAAGATTTATGTAGACCTCCCTAAAGATTTTGTTGAGATGGCGGATAATCCAGTATTTAGAGGTGAGTACCTTACCCCTTCCACATATGGAGGTATGCATTACAATAAAGAAATAGAGACTAATCAATTAAATACTGGAAGTCCATCTGAATTTGCTATTGAAAATAGAAAGTTTTATTTCCTCCCAAGACCCTCCACAGCTGGAATATTGACTATAACTTATGTTGCAATCCCTTCCAGCTTACGAGGAGTAAGTAATTTGAAACAGATGAGATTTGATAATGTTGTTTCCGAATACTTTGAAGTCGGTGATGTGATTAAATCTAGAGTTGGAGGAACTGGTAATACTAGCAGTGAGGCAACTATCGAAAGGGTAGACTATGATAAGCCTAGTGGTGGAGTATTAACCCTTTCCAATATTACAAATGGTTTCGTTACTGATGATGAGGATTTTTTCGTTAGTGGTGCTGAGACAGCACATTATGAATCATTGTATGCATCAACCTGGGATAGCTATGTAACTACATGGAATAATTTTGGATTTGGTGGTATTGCTACGGTCCAAGGTCCTCAATATGATTTTTCTGATAGTTCCCCCCAGATACCAGATGTATACCATTATCATTTAGTGGATTATGTAAAGGCAATGATTCATCAAGATTTAGGAGATAGTAAAAGATTTCAAAGTCATTATGCCCTATATGTGGGTCATAAAGAAAAAGCTAGGTCTACTGTGGCAAACGCTAAATATGGTGATAAGTCTTATGTTACAGATTCGCTTAGTGTAAATGTTATATAATGCTAATAGAAATAAAAGATTTCAAAGGAGTTGCTACACAAGCAGACCCTAGTGATTTAGGGTTAGAATTCTCCATTGCAAATCAAAATTTCTTTCAAGATGTTCCTGGTTCATTAGTTAAGAACCCTGGAAGAGGAGCAAAGAAAACCTTTACTAGTATTACTCTTTCATCTGCCCAATACTGGTCCCCTAGTAATTTAAAATTAAATGGTACAATTGTCCCTCCACAATGGGTAACACATGATAGCGAAAATTATTGTCTAAAATTAATCGGTGGAGATATTAGCGATGCTAATAGTTTACCTACACCTCAATTAATTGGTACAGCATATACTGAAAATATCCCTGGTGATTTTGATTTCCAGGACCATGGACAAGAATTTAGAATAGCACCAGATAATTTAAATCATGGTCCTAAACTTGTTCAACATATCAGTAGAACATTTTTTGGTAATGCTTTTGATGTTGATGATTTATCCAGTGGATTTACAATAGATGAGTTAGTAGCTACAGATGCATTCCCAAGTTATCCTAGTCCAACTGAATTAAATTTAGGAACAGCGGTATTATTTACTAGTGTAGCTGGAGCATCATTAGAGAACGGTAAAGTTTATAGATATAAGATATCTCCTATTTTTGATGGGGTCCAAGAATTACCCTTACCAGAAAATTATTCTACTGCACAACCTACTACAGATACTCACGCTATTAAAGTTCCATTTAGTCTAG